ATTATAAGGAAGTAGTATGGCATCAATAGTAGGAATATGTAATGGAGCATTAAATCAACTAGGAGCTACAACTATACTTTCATTATCAGAAGATTCAAAAAACGCTAGACTTTGTAACTCAAGATATGCTCAAGTTAGAGATGCTTTATTTAGAACTCATCCTTGGAACTGTTTACAAAAAAGAATACAGATTGCAGCAGATACTACAGCTCCTGCATGGGGTTTTAGTTTTGCTTATACACTACCAGCAGATTGTTTAAGACTACTTAAAATATTAGATTATGATTCTAATTACAAAGTAGAAGGTAGAAAAATTTTAAGTAATACATCTAGCATGAAAATATTATATGTTGCTAGAGTTATTGATCCCAATGAATATGATGAATTATTAAGAGAAACATTATCTGCATCTTTAGGTGCTGACATTGCTTTTGGAGTTACTTCTAATAATCAAACAGCAAGTAATATGTATAATTTATTTAGAGAAAAATTAAGAGATGCTAGATTTGTGGATTCAACTGAAGGTCAAAATATTGATTCAGATTTAGGCATGGCAGATATTATAGAAGCAAGCACTTTTATTAACTCAAGATATTAATCAATGGCTAGAGTTGCAGTTGAACTAACAAATTTTACAGGCGGTGAGCTATCTCCAAGATTAGATGGAAGAACTGATTTAACTAAATACACATCTGGTTGTGCAACTTTAGAAAACTTAATAGTTTATCCTCATGGTTCAGCAGCTCGTAGACCAGGTTCTACATTTGTTGCAGAAGTAGCTGATAGCGATAACAAAACAAGATTAATTCCTTTTGAATTTTCTACAACACAAACTTATATGCTTGAGTTCTCAAACTTAAAAATGAGAGTATTTAAAGATAGTGGTGCTGTACTAGAAGGAGATAAAACTATATCTGGAATTACTGCTGCTAATCCTGCTGTAGTAACTGCAACTTCACATGGCTATTCAAATGGTGATGAAGTGGTAATTACTGCTGTTGCAGGTATGACAGAAGTTAATGGTAAAAGATTTTTAGTTGCAGATAAAACAACAAACACATTTGAACTACAAGATAAAGATGGAGTAGATATAAACAGTTCCGCATTTACTGCTTACAGTTCTGGCGGTGTATCTAATAAAGTTTTTGAAATAGCAACCCCTTACACTACTGCACAACTTTTTGATATTAAATTTGCACAATCTGCAGACGTTATGTACATCACACATCCAGAACATGAGGTAGAAAAACTATCTCGTACTGGTCATACATCTTGGACATTAACTGATGTAGATTTTACTAAAGGACCAATGCAAGATGCTAATATAACAGATACAACTTTAAATCCTGGTCAATCAGCAGTAGGTACAGGTATAGCTTTAGTTGCTTCTGCTATTACTGGTATCAATAGTGGTAGTGGATTTCTTGCAACAGATGTTGGAAGATTTGTTTTTTTAAGTTCAGGTTATGCAAAAATAACTGGTGTAACAGATACGACTAATGCAGTTATAACAATTATTACAGCTTTATCTAGTGCTAGTGCTACAGCTAATTGGCAACTAGGAGCATTTTCAGATACCACAGGTCATCCTTCTTGCGTAACCTTTTTTGAACAACGATTAGTATTTGCTGGAACAACTAATCAACCACAAACAATATTTTTTTCAAGATCAGGTGATTATGAAAACATGGATGCAAACATTGGTGGTACTATAGCTGACGATGATGCAATTATTTATACAATCGCATCTAACCAAGTTAATGCTATTAGATTTATGACAGCTACAAGAACTTTAATTATTGGTACAGCAGGTGGTGAATTTACAGTAAGTGGTGGGGGTACAGATAGTGCTGTTACACCTACAAACATATTAATTAAAAAACAATCTAATCATGGTGCAGCAAATGTAGATGCTATAGCTGTAGGTAACGCCACATTATTTTTGCAACGTGCTAAAAGAAAAATTAGAGAACTAGGTTATAACTTTGATGTAGATGGTTATATTGCACCTGATATGACTATCCTTGCAGAACACGTTACTGAAGGGGGTCTAACACAAATTGCATATCAACAAGAACCTAATCAAATTGTTTATGGTGTAAGAGGTGATGGTGAATTAGTTGGACTTACATATCAAAGAGAACAACAGGTAACTGCTTGGCATAGACATATTTTTGGTGGTAGATTTGGTATAGCAACAATTACAGTTTCTGATTATGCAAACATTGCAAATGGAACTAAATTAACTTTAACAAAATCTGATGGTACAACTGTAAACTTTAATTCTACAACTGGAACTGCTGGAACAAATGAATTTAAAACTCAGACTAATAATAATACAACAGCAACTAATTTAAAAAATTCAATTAATGCTCATGCTAATTTTACTGCAACAGTAAGTTCTGCGGTTGTAACAATTATTGAAACCGCACATGAAGCAACAGGATATTTAACTATTAAAAGTTTTGACAGTACAAGATTAACAGCAACTAGCGAAGGTAAGTCAGTTGTAGAAAGTATAGCAGTAATTCCAACTGATGATACAGAATATCAAGTGTATGTTATTATTAAAAGAACAATTAATAGTATTACTAAAAGATATGTAGAATACTTAAATGTATTAGACTTTGATAAAACAGATAACACTACATTTAATTTTTTAGATAGTGAGTTAAGTTATAGTGGTGCAGCTGTAACTACTTTATCTGGTTTAGATCACCTTGAAGGACAAGTAGTTTCTATATTAACAGATGGTGCAACTCACCCAAATAAAACTGTATCTGCTGGAGCAATATCTTTAGATCGTTCTGCAAAAAGTGTTAAAGTAGGTTTAGCATATACATCACTATTACAAACTATGAGATTAAATGCTGGATCACAGAATGGTACATCTCAAGGTAAGACTAAAAGAATATATGATATTACAGTTAGAATGTTTGAAACAATAGGTGTAGAAGTTGGACCAGACTTAACTAATCTTGAAAGAATACCATTTAGAAATTCTGCTGATTTAATGGATGAAGGTATACCGCCATTTACAGGAGACAAAGAGGTAGAGTTTAGAGGAAACTATGAAACAGATGGTTTTATCTTTGTTAGACAAACTCAACCTTTACCTTTTACAATTTTATCGTTATACCCTAGGTTGACAACAAATGATGGATAATACACTACATATAGTACCTTACACAGCAGATCATGGCAGATTTATATTATCTTGTCAGATGAACCATAAGTTAATGGATAAAGATGCTGAGTTTGATGGAGACGCTACAAACTTAGTACAAGACCATTTAGCTTTTACAGGACTTGTTAATGATAAACCTATCTTTGCTGCAGGAATGAAAATGATTTGGGGTCAAGTCGCAGAGGGTTGGGTTATTGCAACACAAGATGTTTGGCAACATCCTATTGCAGTAGCGAAAGCAATTAAAAAAGATTTTGCAAAAGTTGCAACAAAATATAATATTAAAAGAGTTCAAACTGCTGTAAGATCAGACTTTGACAAAGGTATAAGATTTGCAAAGTGGTTAGGATTAGAGAATGAAGGTTTAATGAAACACTATGGGTTTGATGGTTCAGACCAATACAGATATGCGAGGATTTTCTAATGAGTTTTGTATTTGATATAGCGGCAGGTAAACAAGCCGCAGCACTTGGTAAATATAATCAAAGTGTTCAAAATAGAAATGCTCTTATAAAAGAACAAGAAGCTGAAGCAATAGAAAAACAAACTGAATTTGATCTTGCTAGATTTGACCAACAATTTAAACAAGTTCAAGCACAAACAAAAGTAGCAACATTAAAATCTGGTGCTACTTTATCAGGAACTGCTTTAAATATTTTAAAGTATAATGTTCAACAAAGTAAAATACAAAAAAATGTTATGGAATATAATTCTAAAGTTGCACAATTACAAAAAATAGAAGATGCAAACTTTGCAAGAATACAAGGAGTAATTGCTAAAAGAGAAGGAAGAATTGCTCAACTTGGTTATTATGCAAAAGCTGGAGAAAGTTTACTTAGAATGAAACAAAGTGGAGCTTTTGGATAATGCCTAAAATACCCACATTCACATCAGAAGCTAGACCTACAGCAGGAGCTGCTGGTGTTGTTTCTAATATAAAAGTAAATGTAAATCAAAGTGTAGCAGCAGCGTTAAGACCTTTAGGAAAGGCTGCTGAAGATTATTATATTAAAGAAAAAACTGTTGAAAATAAAACAGAAGCTCTTGAATTAGAAAATAAATCTATTTTAGAATTAAATGATGTAGTTCAAAAAGCATCTTATTTATATAAAAATTCAGAACAAGCAAATTCTTATCTTATGCAACAAAGTAAAACTATAAGAGATAAATATGCTTCTCAAGCATCTAGTAGTACAGTTAAAACCATGTTTACTAATAATTATTTATTAGAAGAACAAAAAAAAATATTTTCAGTAGATAATGCAGTTTATAAAAATTTAATTCAATCAAGAGCTATTGAATCAAACACTAAAGAAGAAAGAATTTTAACAGATGCTTTATATGGAGATAATGAATTAGCAAAAGAAACATTACCTACAGATTTAAGTAAAATATATTTAGATGATTATAATGATGGGTTAATTGATATAGATACTTATGAGTCAAAAATAGCAAGTATACCAAATACCATAGGATATTTTCAAGTACAAAAAGATATTACTAATGACCCAGTTCAAACTTATGTTAATTTAAACACAGGTCAATATAAAGGTTTAACTTTAAAAACTAGAGAAGAATTAAAAAGAGATGCTAAATTAGAAGCAACACCTATACTACGAGAAAATATAACAAATTATTTAGTAGGTTTAGAAAATGGAATTAAAGTAGATATTAATGAACCTGCTATAAAAGAAATATTTGGTAATAAAATTTTTCAAGATTTTAAAGAAACTCAAGCAAACACAATAAGAGTTAGTTCTTTTAAATCGGAAATATTTAATTCTAAAATTGGTAATGAACAAAAAATATTAGATGGTTTTGAATTAAATTCTAGCAACCTTGCTGAAGATTTAAAATACAAACAAAAAGTAAAAGAATTTATAAGTCAAAAAGCTGAACTTATAAAAAATGATGCCGCTGTATTAATTTTAACTCATAATAAATTAGTAAGAAATAACTTTGATGCTTATAATGCTGAATCAGATCCAACAATAAAATCTCAATTATTTACAAAATATATTAATAGTGTTGTTCAAGCACAAGAAGATATGGATATTGATAATGCTTTTATAAAAGTATTACCTCAATCTTTTGCAAAAAATGTTGTTCAAGATTATAATAATCAAGAACCAGGAGCTAAAGTTGGTTATCTTCAATCATTAGAAGCTCAATATGGAGAACAATATGGCAGAGTATTAAATCAACTAACTGAAAATGGTTTACCTGTTACTGCTAAATTAGTTTCTTACTTTAATGATGAAAATTTTGCAACTATGGCAACAAGCATAGATACTAAAGAAGAAAGAACTAGATTAAATGATTATGTAAAAACTCAAACTAACACAACATTTAATGAAATTAATCAAGAAGTAGCAACAGAAATGGAAGATTTTAGAAAAGTTGTTATGTTTAGTAATAAAATGAACACAACAAAAGCCAATGAAGAGTTAGGAGATATACAAAAAGTTATAACTTATATTGCTATTAATTCTATGTCTGCTGGTATGGATCAAAGTAAAGCAATAAAAAAAGCAACAGATTATATTAATAATAATTTTGAATTTGCAGGAGGTGGAGTTATTTTTGGAAATGATACCTATTTTATTCCTAAAAATTACAACAATGAAAGATTAAGTCCAAAACATATAGAATTTATAGAAAAAAAAGCAAAGATTATAAAAAATAAATATTTACAAGATTTTAATATGAAAACTTTTGAATCTCCTAATGAAGAAATATCTAATACAGAACTAAATGAAGAAATGTTAGATCAAGCAAAAGATAATGGAGTTTGGATTAATAATGCAGATGGTAGTGGTATTGTATTTGCTATAGAGTTTGGAGATGGTTCATTAGGTTTAGTTGAAAATGAACAAGGTGAATTATTACAAATTAATTTTGATGACGATTCTTATAAATTACCAGGTACTGATGTTATTATTAACATGGGTCAACAAGATGAAAAAGAACCAATTTAATTATGGCTAATATTTCTTTTGGTTTAGACACAAACAAATATGCTCAACAAATAGGGTTTGATCAATTCAAAACAGGAATGCTTGAAACCTTAGGAGAGATTGCAAAAGATGCTTGGAAATATAATCCTGTATCTTCTGCTCTTCGTTTATCTGAATTAGAAATTAATAGAGGTAGAATAGATAATGAACCTTTAATTGACAGACAAAAACTTAATGACGAATATGGTAAATACAATTTATTTTTTGAAGAAGATGAAAAACAATCAACTGTAGATATTTTAGTTTCAAGAAAAAAATCTGAAATAGAAAGACAAAGTATTATTCAAAGAGGACCACAAGGTTTCTTACCTGCAACTGCCAAACTTGCAACTTCTCTAGTAACCAGTATTGCTGACCCAATTAACCTTGCCATGATGTTTATTCCTATTGTGGGAGAAGCTAGATTTGCATCTATGGTTGCAAGAACTGGATTAACAGGAGCAAGATTTCGTAAAGGTGCTATGGAAGGATTAGTTGGTATAGCTGCTGTTGAACCTTTAGTTTATACTGCTGCAACAAGAGAACAATCTGATTATGATCTAGTAGACAGTTTAATTGCTGTTACTTTTGGTGGAGTTTTGGGTGGTGGACTTCATGTTGGAGTTGGTAAATTAAAAGATTTTAATACTCATAGAAAATTTAAAAAAAAAATAAAAGAAGCTAGAAAAAAAGCTGGTATTACTGATGGTGAAGATCCAGGTTTTAGTTTGTATAGAGAATACTATCCAGAAAATTCAAGAATAATGAAGGAGTTAGCAGAAACTAATCCAGATGTTAGAAGAACTTTATTAGCTAAAGCATTATCTGATCTTGGAGAAGATATTGATGTAAATGTTAAAGATGTCGCTGATCTCGATCCTAAATTAAGAAATGCTCAAATAAATGAAAAAGTATCACCTAACGAAAGAGTTAATCCTAAGAATCAAGTTGATGAAGATATAAATTTTAAAAGACAAGAAATTACATCTGAAGATACTGCTGCTAGTAGAACTAAAAATTCTTTAGAACAAAAAGCTCAAGAAGAATATGAAGCAAGTAATGTAAAAGAAGATATTGAATTAAGAAATATAGATGAAGAAGTAAGTACAGTTGAAAGTCAATTAGCTATTTTAAAAGATAGACAAAAAGATTTAGGTATAAGAGATAATGATGATGTTAAATTAACAACAAAAGAAGCAGAAGAATTTAAAACTAAAGAAAAAGAAATAAAAGATGCTATCATTGATGGTATTAATTGTTTTAATGGAAGATAATTATGGCAGATAAATGTTTAACTAGAATAGAAAATGTTTTAAAAAAATCATCTATTGCTACAGAAAAAGCACAAGGTATTTTAGCTGATATTAAAAAAGCTCAAAGTGAAACTAAAATTAAAGATTTAGATGAAACAATTACATCTAAACTTGCAGATGGAGTTTTAAAAAGACAAGCTCTAAAAAAAAAAATTAACAAGTTAAATGCCTTAGAAGATGAAGTAAAAGTTAGAAATACTGTTGAATATGTTTTAAAAGAATTTCCTAACAATCCAGTAGAAGGTTTAACTGCTGTTTTAGTTGGAAGTAATTTACAAAAAGCTGGTTCAAGATCATCAGTTGCTCTTGCTCAACTTGCTTATTACAGAGACCTTTTAGTTTCATTTAATGCTAAGTTAAGAGAAAATAAAGTAGATAGTTTATTTGCTGAAGCAAATGCTGATATAGAAAAAAAAGTTGCTAGAGTTATTTGGGAAGTTGGATCAGGCAGAGAAGTTACAGTAAAAGACAAAGATATTGTAACACTTGGAAAACTTATAAATGAGTTTTCTGAAACTGTAAGAAAAAAATATAATGATCATGGAGCTAATACAGAGAACTTACCTGGTTGGATTGTGAGACAATCTCATGATCCTTTTGCATTAAGAAATGCAGTAGATGTTTTAAATTTAAAAAACAATAAAAACATAAAAGAAATTAATGGTACTCCAGAAAGAAACTATGCTGCTTGGAAAGATTATATTTTACCAAAACTAGATCAAGATAGAACTTTTGCTAACATAGATGGTACACTAGAATCTATAGATGAATTTTTAACATTTGCTTACAATTCTCTAATTAGAAACCAAAATCAAGTTGTAGATGGAGCTGGTAATTCTTTTGGTTCAAGAAACTTAGCAGAAAAAATAGGAGCAAAAAGAGTATTACATTTTAAATCTTCTGATGATTGGTTTGCGTACAATTCTAAATTTGGTGGACAAAGTTTAAGAGAAGCATTGTTTGAGGGTTTTAATCTTGCTGGAAGAAATATTGGTATGATGAGTATGCTTGGATCAAATCCACAAAAAAACTTTTTAAAAATGGCAGATGAAACAATGAATGTTTTAAAAAGAAAAAAACCAGATTTGTATCAAACTAAAGTAAATAAAATTGCAACTTTTATAAAACCTCAAGGTGGTTATGCAAAATTTATGGCAGAGGTAGATGGATCTGTAAATATGATTAATAGTTTTCCTGGAGCTAAATGGTCTGGTATTACTCGTGCTATTTTATCTATGGCAAAATTAGGAGGTGCGGTTATATCAGCAATAGCTGATGTACATCTTTATGCTACAGAATTAAAATATCAAGGTAGATCATATATAGGTGGAGTTTCTGAAGCTCTTGGTAGACTTGGTAAAATAAAAAATTCAAAATTAAAAGCAGAAATAGCTGAACAGTTAGGTTTTATTTCAGACAATCTTATTTATGATGTTGCTGCAAGATTTTCTTCTGGTGATAATTTAAACAAACAATTTACACAAATACAAAGAACATTCTTTAAACTTAATGGTCTTGCTTGGTGGACTAACTCATTAAAAGATGGAGCTATGTTAGGTATGGGTAACTATGTTGCTAAACAAAGAAACTTATCTTTTAATAATTTAAGTGTTGAGTTTAAAAGATTAATTACTCACTTTGGTATTAATGAAAAAATTTGGAATGTTATTAGAAAAATGGATGTTGAAAGATCAGAAGATGGTAAAGAATTTTTCTCAGCTAGAAACATAGATTTATTAAGTGATGGAAAAATTAAAGAAATTTCTGGTGTAGAAAAAATGTCTAAAAGACAATTAAATATTGCAAGAGATAATTTAAAAACAAGAGTATTAGGAATGTTTTTAGATAGATCAACTTATGCAGTAATAGAACCAGATGCTAGAACTAGAGGTTATTTAAAACAAGGTTTACAAGCAGGAACTGCACCTGGAGAAGCTATGAGATTTTGGGGTCAGTTTAAAGCATTTCCATTTGCTATTATGCAAAAATCTATTGGTAGAGAATTATCCTTTACTGAAGCTGGTAGAAAATATAGAGCATTCTTTGGTACAGCAGGATTAATAGCAGGCTCTGGTATATTTGGATATATATCTATGACAGCTAAAGATTTATTAAAAGGTAAAAACCCAAGAGACCCAATGAATACAAATACTTTTTTTGCAGCTATGTTACAAGGAGGTGGTCTAGGTATATATACTGATTTTTTATTTGGTAAAATTCAAAATAGTACAGGTGCTTTAGCTACCTTTGCAGGACCATTTGCAACTGAAGCTACAAAAGTTGCTGCTATATTTAATTATATAACTAAAGGTGAATATTCAAAAGCAGGTAAACAAGGTTATTTATCAATAAAAGAAAATATACCATTTTTAAATTTATTTTACTTAAAAACTGCCTTTGATTATGCTATAGGTTATCAGATAATGGAAACTTTATCTCCAGGTTCTTTAAAAAGAATGGAGAAAAACATGGCTAAAAATGGTCAAGAGTTTTTATTGACTAAACCATCAACAATGTTTAAAGGTTTTTAATATGACAGTATCTTCAACTACAGTAAAAAATTCAGCATCAGGTGATGGTAGCACAACTCAATTTGCCTACACATTTAAAATTTTTGCGGATACAGATTTAGAAGTAATTATTAGATCGTCAACAGGAACTGAAACTGTTAAGACATTAACTACTCATTATACAGTAGCTGGTGCAGGTGATGCTAGTGGAGGTTCAATAACTTTTACATCTGGCAATGTTCCAGCAACAGGTGAGACAGTAGTTATCAGAAGAGAAGTTCCGCAAACACAAGCGATAGATTATATTGCTAATGATCCATTCCCTGCGGAATCACACGAAGAGGGTTTGGATCGTGCTACAATGACTATCCAACAGATGCAAGAAGAACTAAACAGATCATTTAAAGTATCTGCTACCAACTCTATTACAACACCAGAATTTACAGATGATGCTGCTACAAGAGCATCTAAAACTTTAGGCTTTGACAGTACAGGTCAAATATTAACAACAGTTGCAGACTTCCTGCCAGCAGGAGGAGATAGTGCAATGTTCCAATATTCAACAACAACAGCAGATGCAGATCCAGGAGCAGGAAAATTTAGATTAAACAATGCAACAATCTCTAGTGCAACAATAATGTATATAGATGATTTAGAGTTTAATGGCACAGATGTTTCAGCATGGGTACAGAGTTGGGATGATGTAACAGGTAATGATACTAATAGAGGAAGAATAAGAATTTCAAAAGCAAATACTTTAGATACTTGGATGGTATTTAAAGTAACAGGTGCAATTACAGACGCTACTGGTTACTCTAAAATTAATTTAGTTTATATTGATAGTGCTGGTACTTTTGCTGACAATGATAAAACATTTGTTTCATTTGTAGCATCTGGAGAAGATGGTGCAATACCAGGATATTTTTATAAATTTGATACAGGTACATCTGATGCAGATCCTGGTGCTGGAGAGATAGCTTTTAATAATGGTACATACGCATCTGCTACAGAAATTTATATAGATGATGCTGATGCTAATGGTGCATCAACACAAGCTGATACTGCAACTTGGGGATCGTCAACTTCAACTATAAAAGGATTTATTCACATAGTAGATATTAACGATAGCTCAACTTATGCAAGATTTAAAGTAACTGCTGCTGTTAGTGATGAAAGCGGCTATAACAAAATAACAGTTGCTCATTTAGCAAGTAACAATACATTTAGTGCTGCTGACGAATTATCTGTACACTTTACAAGAACAGGTTTAAAAGGTGATACTGGCTCAACGGGGTCTACAGGAAGTACAGGATCAACAGGTTCTACTGGAGCTGCTGGTACAAACTCACAACTTTCAATGACTTGGAACAATTCTACTTCAGATGCAGATCCAGGTGCAGGTAAAGTAGCTTTTAATAATGCAACTGTAAGTTCAGTATCTGTTTTATTTATAGATGATGCAGATGATGCTAGTGCTGACATATCTTCTTATGTACAATCATGGGATGATGTATCAAACTCAACAGCAAGAGGTATTGTAACTATTACTAAAGAAGGTACAGCATCTACTTACGCAACATTTAAAGTATCAGGAGCTGTTACGGACGCTTCTGGTTATACTAAAGTTCCAGTAACTCATATAGTTTCAAGCGGAACATTCTCAAATACAGATGGCATTGGTGTACACTTTAGTTATTCTGGTGCAGATGGCTCTGGAGATATTGAAGGAGTTACAGCAGGTACAAATTTATCTGGTGGTGGTACATCTGGAACTGTTACAATAAATTTAGCTGATGCTTCTACATCTGCAAAAGGTGCTGCATCATTTAGTTCAGATAATTTTGCTGCTAGTTCGGGTGCAATAACAATTAAAGATTTAGGAGTAGCTACAGCAGAAATACAAGATAATGCTATAACACTTGCAAAAATGGCAGGTGGTACAGATGGAAATTTAATTACTTATGATACATCTGGTGATCCTGCTGCCGTAGCAACAGGAACTTCTGGTCAAGTGTTAACAAGTGCAGGTGCAGGTGCAGTTCCATCATTTCAAGATGCAGCAGGTGGTGGTGCTTGGACACTTATTAAATCTACTACCGCAAGTAATGTGGCATCTGTTGAATTTAAACATGGTACTGGTGGAGTTGTTATTGACAGCACTTATTTTCAATATGTTATTATAGCTGATGAAATAGTGCCAGCAACTGATGACAGTAATACACAAATTCAATTAAGTACAGATGCAGGGTCAAGTTATATAACGTCTGGTTATGATACTCTTATTAGAAGAATGAGAGCAGATGCAGTTAATCAAAATTTAACATCTACCGATTCTGCTGTATTATTAAATTCTTTAGGTACTGCTTCTAATGAAGCTGGTTCTTTAGAATGGAAACTTTTTAATCCATCTGGAACAGGATTTACAAAATATATTTTTGCAGGAACAACAAGAGATCACATAGGTAGAGTTGGACATCATATTGGTGGAGGTCAACTTGAAAGTGCTGCAGATGTTGATGCAATAAAAATTTTACAATCGGCTGGAAATATTAATGGAACTTTTAAATTATTTGGGATAAAAGCAAGTTAGGAATAAATTATGGCAAGACAAAAAATAGTAAATGGCGAAATAATTTCTTTAACTGCTGAAGAAGAAACAGCTAGAGATATACAAGAAGCTCAAGCACTTATTAATAAACAAACTGAAAAGAATGATGAAACAACAAGAGAAAATAAAAAAACATCAGGCAAACAAAAGTTGAAAGATTTAGGTCTTGATGATGCTGAAATTAAAGCAATTTTAAATTCATAAATAGAGATAATATACCATGTTGCAAAAAATAAATTTTCAACAAAACCTTAAAGACGCATTTAACACATAGTTTTTATTATGGTTTCTAAAAGAAAAATAAATTCTAATTTAGAAGAACATAATGGAATTAGATTATCTACCCATGAAAAAGTTTGTGCTGAAAGAATGAAAACATTATTTAAAGCAATAGACGAAATGCGTAAAGAAATTAAAGAATTAAGAAATGATATGTCAAAGGGTAAAGGTGCTATAAATTTATTAATTATAATTGGTGGTTTAGCAGGAGTTTTATTAGGTTTTTTTAAATGGAATGGCTAGGCGTAAAACAGCAACAGTTGGATTAACAAATGAACTTGCCGTACAAATTGACCTTGCTAAAGACCCAAATATCCTTGTATTTACACCCCTTGGAGGACTTGGACCTATAGATATTGTTACTTTAAATATGACTACAGGTGAGTATACTGCTTATGATGTTAAAACAAAAAATTATAGAAAGTCAGACTATAAAGCTAAAGATGGCTATGACAGAAAAAGAACAGGAAGTCTTATTCATAGACCAAGAACTAAAGAACAAAAAAAATTAAAGGTAAAAATTATTTATGCAACTATCTAAACATTTTAAATTAGAAGAATTTACTAAATCAATGACAGCAACTCGTAAGGGTATAGACAATACACCTGGAGCTGGTGATATAAAAAACTTAGAGAATGTATGCTATGAAATACTAGAGCCTGTCAGAGCAAAATTTGACAAAGCAATCACAGTTACATCTGGCTATCGTTCAGAAGAATTGTGTGAAGCAATCGGTAGCAAAAAAACAAGTCAACACGCAAAAGGTCAAGCAGTAGACTTTGAGATTGCAGGCGTACCAAATATTCAGACAGCTTACTGGCTACAAAACAATGTAGATTTTGATCAACTTATATTAGAATTTTATAATAAAGATGACCCTGCTAGTGGTTGGGTTCATGTTAGTTACAATGAACAAGGATCAAATAGAAAACAAGTCTTAACTTATGATGGTACAAAATATGACAATGGATTACCAGATATGGAGTGGAAGGATGGCAAGGTAAAAGAATAATGTGGTTAGGTGCGATTAAACTTGCAGTTCAAGCAGGATCTCATATATACAAAAAAAAACAGCAAACAAAAATGCTGATGGCTGATGCAAAAATGCTTCATGCAGAAAAGATGAGTAGTGGT